CTGTGGCCCGGCGCGGTGGTGACGCACGCCGCGCCGGTAAAAATAATTGGTGGACCCCCTTTACATCTGTCACAGCTTGTGACATACAGGGTCATCGCCAACGAGGAGGACGACATGGCCCACAGCAAAATCACCATCCGGTTTTCAGTCGATAAGAACGGCAAGCGCCGCGCCCACTACTGGGGTCTGGCCCGCCGCTGGTTACCGATTTCGATCGATAAGGCCGAGATCATGCTGGCGACCGGCGCGGCCATCCCGAACGAAACAACCGCGACTGCGGCCGACAAGCCCTACGAATACACCAGCGTTGATGGCGACATCTTTCAGCACAAGGGGGTGGCGTGACATGACCAACGTACTTCTCATCCTTGGCGACGCCCCCAAGACCGACGACTACGATATCAGCGACAAGGTTGGCCAATTGCACGGCAAGGATTGCTGGGGCAACGATCCCGAGTGGCCAATGTATTCCTACGATCGGCCGGCCTACATCCTCTGGAATGCCATCGCCAAGAACCTGCACAAGCGGGGCTGGTCGGACACCAAAATCAAGAAATTCTTGCAGTCCAAGGATACCCGCTGGGCACTCGATATGGGGCTCGGCGAGGCGCTGCAAAACCTGGGCGATGAATTTGCAACCAAGTTCATTGGCAAGGATGGCCTGCGATGACCCCCAAGCAACACTTCCGCGCCCTCCAAATCCGGCTCGAAATCGCCGAGTTCGGAATGGGCATGCCGTTGGACCGCGAGCGCGTGAAGGAACTGCGCGAGCAGGTCGAGCAGGCCCGCAAGGACGCCGAGTTAGACACCATGACATCGGATGGAGCAGAAGGATGACCGCTCTCGCAAAACACAACACGCAGATTGCTCGCCCGCTCAAGGTGCTTATTCCTTTGATTCAAAGCGAACTACAACAAGGCAATACCGCTGGCCGGGAGCACTATCGCCTTGCCGGCCAAATGCTGGTCGAAGCCAAGGATCAGATCAGCCGCGGTGGATGGAGCGGATGGCTCACCAAGAATTTTGATCTAAGCCAGCGCACTGCCCAGGAATATATGCGTTGGGCGCGTGAGGAACAAATACGCGGCGGGGCCGCGCATATGCCTAACAGCATGCGTGAGTTCACCGGTCACGCAGATCGTCGTCGCGATGACAATCAATCCAAGCAGCAACAGGAATTCAAGCGCGTGCTACGTGACGTGGCGCGTGATGACTTCGTGCAAGAGCGACAAGCCAAGGACGATGAAATCAAACTGCACCGCGACCTTGCCGAGGAACTTGTCGATATAGGCTACCGCGCATTGGCAACACGCCTTCACCCGGATCGCGGCGGATCGAAGGACGCAATGTCGCGGCTTAACCGCGTCCGCGATGAACTCAAATCAATCGCTCAATCGAGGAGGTTTGTGTAGTGAACGAACTTGCAAGGAAGCCATCTAGCGTGATGCGGAACTATACCCAACAGGTCCGCGATCACACTTCGGCAATGTCACGCCTACAGGATCAATACTTTGCTGCGCTCAAGCGGGCCGAGGCGCAGTACTTCGAGGGCGTCAAACGCATCACCGAGGCGGTCACGCAGGCAACCGAACCTGTTGCCGAAACCACCCCGGCGGTCGAAGCCGCTCCAACTCAACAATAACCGGGAAAATGGACAGGCGCTTCACCGCCTGTCCAACCCGAGGGCACGTCATGACCATCGAAGCCCAACGCCTAGCCATGCCAGCGCGAGAACCAACTATGAAAACATCCGAGCAAATCAGCGAACTGGCCGCCGCCTTGGCCAAGGCGCAGGGCATGATGGAAAACGCCGTCATGAACCGGGTCAATCCGCACTTCAAATCCAAATACGCCGATCTGGCCGCCATCTTCGACGCCGCACGCAAGCCGCTGTCTGCCAACGGCCTCGCCATCGTTCAGACCATCGGCGACGGTGTCTTGCATACACGGCTGCTGCATACGTCGGGCCAGTGGATTGCCAGCGAGCATCCCTTGCCGATGTCTGGGCGGCCGCAGGAGATTGGCTCGGCACTAACCTATGCACGCCGTTATTCGCTTTCCGCACTGATCGGCATTGCCGCTGACGAGGACGACGACGCCAACGCAGCCAACCGCTCCAATGGCAAGGACAACACGGAAAAATTGCTCGATGCCGAGCAGATGGAATACGTCTGGGAGAAGGCGCGCGAATACTGCGATCCTGACGTGCAACAGGAATGGATTGAACTGCTGGTCAAGACGCTCGGCCACGACACTCTGGCCGAGGTGCCGGCCTCGCTGTTCGAAATGCTGCGGCAGAAGATCATCGCCTGGCCGAAATCGCCGGGCGCGAGCAAGTGGAAAACGCAATGACGGTCGAGATCATCGACTGCGTCCAGGGATCGCCGGAATGGTTCCAGGCCCGGCTCGGCATCCCGACCGCATCCTGCTTCAAGGACGTGCAGGCCAAGGGCGAGGGCAAGGTGCGCGCGACCTACATGCGCCGCCTTGCCGGCGAGATCATCACCGGCCAGCCGGCCGAGACATTCAAATCACCCGAAATGGAACGCGGCAACCGAATGGAAGATGAGGCCCGCGCCAACTACATTTTCGGCTGGAACAACACCAGGCCGACGCGGGTGGGTTTCGTGCGTCGCGCCTATGTCGGCTGCAGCCCCGATGCCCTGCTGAACGATGACGGTATCTTGGAGCTAAAAACTCAAAAGCCGGAACTGCTGATTGCCACCCACGACGCCGATCGCTTCCCACCGGAACACATCGCGCAATGCCAGGGCGCGCTGCTGGTCACCGGCCGCAAGTGGGTTGATCTGTGCGTCTATTGGCCGGGTATGCCGATGTTCGTGCGCCGCGCCGAGCGCGACGAGGATTACATCGACAAGCTGATGGACGAGCTTGCGCGGTTCAATAACGAACTACAGGCCATGGTCGCGCGCGTGCGCGCCTACGGACAGAGGGTGGCGGCATGAAGGAAGCATCCGCGGAACAGATTGTGAGGTTTCTCACAGGAGGCAACATGAGCGACAAGCAACTTCGCAGCGATCTGATCGACCGCATCAAGGACAAACACTCCACTTGGTGGAACGACAGCCTGGAGCTTTATAAAATGGCCGGCCTCAAGCCGTCCGCATTTGGCAACGATGTGCTGACCGTGCTGTCCTACCAGATCGTCTGGATGCTCGCCCATTATAAGGTTGATCTGGATGTCTTCATCGAGGCATTGCGGCACTCGTTCAAGGCTTATCAGGACATCAAAGAATGAGCACCCCCCCGACGTTCACCGCGAGCAATGCGTACAAAATGATCGTGGACAAAGAAAAACAAACGCGCACGTCCGAGCAAAATCGGAAAATGTGGGCGATGCTGGGAGAGATATCCGAGCAGGCCACCTTGCGCGACCAGCAATGGACGCCCGAGCAATGGAAGGCCATTTTCATGCAGGAGCTTGGTTATAAGGTTGAGGTATTGCCAACACTCAATGAAAAAAGCTGGTTCCCGTGCGGCCATCAGTCGAGCAAGATGAGCACATCGCAAATGGCCGAACTCATCGAGTTGATGTACGCCGAAGGCACACAGCGCGGCGTCAAATTCGCCGACGACGTGGCCGACCATGCGCGTTGAACGCGTTGAGTTCAGTGTGAAGGTTAGGAGCCAAGCCTATGAACGAGCAGGGGGGAACTGTGAGCAGTGCGGATTGCCGATCGGAGGAGAACGGCCAGAGTATCACCACCGAATTCCCTGGGAGATTTCCCGCGACAGTTCACTGTCGAATTGCGTTTGCCTGCACAAACGATGTCATCGAGAAATTACTCGATCAGATATCAAGGACATTGCAAAAGGCCGACGCATCCGACGTAAGCGTAGCGGTATCGATAAGCCCGGAGGCTTTCCGACCAACCGCAACAAACCGTTCAAGCGCAAGCTGGATGGCACCACTGAAAGGCGGCGATGAATGATCCCGCAATGGGCGCCGGCATTTGGCTGGATACTGTTTTGCATCGCGTGCGGCACGCTGCTGGCGATCGTGCTGCTTGGCTGTCAGATGCCGCTGCGATGACCGACGAAGAACGCCAGCGGTTTGCACGCAGATTGCGGGAACGCGACGCCGAGATCGAGCGGCT